GCCTCGGTGTCGGCTCCGAGCGCCAGCTCCAGCATATGGATGCCACGTGCGGCCTCGGCCTCGACCGAGTACCCGACGTCCAGGTCGTAGATGGATTCGTTCTGGCTGACGACGATCGACTCGGTCTCGACCCCAGCCCCGGAGTCGGACGAGGAGACCGAGGCCGTGTTGGTGATCGACTCGCTGTCGGCGCCGGAACCGGTATCGGTGAGCGACAGGGCTGCGGTGGAGGAGTTCGCCTCCACGCCGGTGCCGGTGTCGGTCGACGGCACGGCAACAGACACCGTCTCGCTGTCCGCACCAGTGCCGGTGTCGGTACCGCCGGACACCGGCACTGTGACGGATTCCGTCTCGACACCGGCACCGGCGTCAGTCGACGACAGGGTGACGGTGATCGAGTTCGATTCAGCCCCGGCCCCGGTGTCGGTCGTCGGAACCGATACCGACACCGTCTCGGAATCCGACCCAGCACCGACGTCGGTGCTGGACACCGGCACTGTTACCGACTCGGTTTCGGCGCCCGACCCGGTGTCGGTGGACGGAACGGCAACGGCAAGCGTTTCGCTGTCGACCCCCAGGCCCGTGTCACTCGACGGGACCGCTACGGCGATCAGTTCACTGTCGAGCCCTGATCCAGTGTCGGTCGAGTTGATCGGCGTGACGCCGGCGTCCTCTACGAGGACCCGGCGTGCCGGCCACTGGTACTTCAGTATCCTGTCGTCGGTGCGGCGATTCTCGACCTGGGTCCGGGAACGGCGTGACCGGGCGGCCTGGCTCGATGCGAGCGGGAAGGCGATGTCGGCCGTGCCGATCGTCACCGTCATCGCCTGACGTCGTCGGCTCCTACGTTGAGATCCCTCGACCTCGTGTAGATATCCCTTGCGGTGGACTTCCCCTTCGTTCCCCGCAGCCACGGGTCACCTACTCAGGTCGTCACAACGGCACGGTACCGCCCGAAGTCATACACGTTGACGCCCTCGTTCACGTCGAGCTGTTGGGCGTGTGCGACACCGTCAGCGTCGACCCAGCGGCCAACGAACGTGAGGCGTGCCTCACGGTTCGGCGGAGCGTACATCTCGAGGTACGCCGAGGCGACGTCGTCACCCCAGGCGAAGAACGAGTGGTCGGCGTAGTCGAACTGCTGCTCGGACACGACCGAGATCGGGGTCTGGTGATCGTTGGCGTACAGGTCCGCCGGATGGGACGTGATGAGAACGTCCATCAGAACGAGTACTCGATCCACTCGATCTCGACGATCCAGCCGGCGCTTGTGGGCGCCGTCGGGAACTTGAGGGCGATGATCTCCGACGGGCCGATCGTGAACCTGGCCTCGGGGGGCGGCAGGTACAGCACACCGTTCACGATGTTGAACCCGGACTCCCACAGGACCGTCGAGTCGGTACCCTCGACCGTGGCCGTGATGCCGGTGGCGGCCGTGCCGCCGACGCACTTCGAGGCCTGACCGCCTTCGGTGAACGGGACGGGCGTGGCCGAGGTGACGGTGGCCGCAGCGGACTTGCGCAACAGTTGGATGCGGGTGGCGGCCGTGGTGGTGATCGTGGACTGGGTGACCTCGATACGGGACACCTCGATCGCACAGTTCGCCGGGACGGCGACCTGCAGGACCGTGATGGCCGTCGAGGTGGTTGTCGAGGTCCTGGTGACCTTGTACGTTCCGGTAGATGCGGGCATTACCCTCACCCCCGGCCGGACGTCAGCGGGTCACGAGCGGAGCGTGACGGCGCCGGCGGGACAGCCACGGCACGTCGGCGACCGCCAGCTCCTGCATGGCCAGAAGTGCGAAGATGGCGGACGAGAAGTTGGTGTTGGTGACCGTCACGGTCCCGGTCGCCCCGGCGGAGGCGTACGGGATCGAGGCGATCACGGTCGCATCAATGGCGCCCCGTTCCGTGTTCGCCGGCGTGGTCGTCCGGGCCGTGCCGGCGAACGCCTGACTGCCCAGTACCAGCACCTCCGAGTTGGCGACCGTGGTCGTCACGCCCGGGATCAGGAAGTTGGCGCCTCCGGGACCCTGGGAGTACAGGGCCCCCAACACCATGTTGTTGATGTCGGCGCCAACCACGGCAACGGCGACGCCAGCGATCCCGTCGCCGGACGCCAACGTGGACGACGAGATCGTGATGTTGCCGGGGGCCGTGTAGCCGTTGGCGGTCATGACCGTCAGGCCCGTCACGTTGTTCGCATTGTCCATGTCTTCGAACTGCGTCGTGAACCCAGAGGCCGTGAACGCTGGGAGCGTGGTGGTGCCCAGACCGACCGCTACCACGACTATGTCCGTCGAGACGGTGCCGGTCGGGAGCGCCAGGGTTACGCCGGTCCCGTAGGTGCCGCCGACCGTCGTGCCCGTACGGAACGTGATCGCCATGCGGGGGTCAACTGATCGTGATGGAGACCGTGAGCGTCCACGTGCTGCCGGCGCTCTTGGTGCCCATCGCTACGGCCCGTCGATTCAGGGCCGGTGCGGTTGCGGTGGCGCTCGACACCGAGCCGTTGTCCACGCACCACTCTTCCCAGGCGAAGTTCCCGTCGGCCGTGCCGAACGTGGCGACCCAGGTCACGGTCTGTGCGGCCGGGGTCACCGAGTCGACCAGCTTGTAGTACTTGGTGGCGCCCTGCAGGTCCGTCTGTGCGGCCGAGGCTGCCACGTTGGAGATCCCGACCCCGAGCCGGGAGTTCGTGACGTTGTAGGCGGTCCCACCGGCACCGGTCAACAGGTTGATCAGGCGGGTGATCCCTGCGTTCAGGAGCAGGTTGTGCTCGAACACGTCGACACGATCGGGATCTGCCCCGGCGTCGTGTGCCGCCGAGTCGTCCCACTTCTGGACCTGGACGTCAACGTGCCAGTTCAGGTGTTCGGCGTACGTCTCGGCCGGTTCCATCGGGTTCAGGCCCCCGCCGGCAGGGTGGCCGGATCGTTCGGATCGCCGACCCTGCGGGCGACCTGCCCCTTGACCCACGACAGGGCGGCTGCGATCATCGGTGCGTACTGGACCGGCAGATCGAACGTCTCGACCGTGATGATGGCGAGCCCGGCCTGAACTGCCGTCCAGAGGACCCGTTCGGCGAGGCGGAGATTGAACGTGCGAGAGAGTGTCACAACGTCACCCCCCGTCAGGCGAGCCGCAGCCCTGGGGCCACGATCGAAACGAAGCAGTCGGCGTTCCGGCGGGTGCAGTTCGTGAGCCACAGGTCCGACACGGCCGGGTCCCACCCGGTCCAGATGTCGGCGTGCATCGTGGCTCCACCGGGCCCGCCGGCCGGGTCGCTCGAGAGCGACCATCCGACGAGCGGGGACGTGATCGGCCAGTCGATCGTGAACTGGATCGCCGGGAGCGGCACCGGATGCGAGGCCGGGCAGCCGATACCGTACGTGCCGAACCGTGCGTGACTGCGATGGTCCGGGGAGTCGAGGCTGACCCCATCCCAGCACTGCGGGAACGAGACCACCACGTGCAGGAGGTTGGCTGCGGTCGGGCAGGACGTCGGGATCGTCGAACTCTGGGCGCTCACGTTACCCACGCCCGACTGTGCGCACGTCCAGGCGTAGGTGGACGTGATCAGCTTGAGCCCGACCGGCAGCACGATCGAGCCCTTCTCGTCATCGACGCCCTGATATCCGCTCTTGTAGTACACCAGGTTCAGGCTCGGGACCTGGGCCACACCGGCAGCGTTGCGGACCGTTGGGACCCAGTAACTGGAACGGTTCGCCGTTCCGCCGTCGCACGTCGAGTTCCCGGTGCTACTGGTGGTCGTGCTCGCATTGAAGCTCATGTTCCCGAAGAACGTGTGGTTGTGGCTCGCACCCGGTTGACCCGGGAACACGATCGGGTCGTCCGACAGGAAGTGGGAGAACCGGCAGGCGGTCCGGAAGTTACCGGTCCCGTCGTTGGACGGGACCTGGATCGCCACCGTGCTCGCCACCAGACCGTTCGGCTGGGGCCGTACGGTCGTAGGAGGATTCGGTGCGGTTGTGGGTGCCGGAACGGTCGTTGGTGCGGGAGGCGCCAACGTGGTGCTTGTGGCGGGCACTGTGGTCGGGGTTGGGGCGGTCGTCGGGACCGTCACGGGTACCGTGGTGGCCGGCGGCGATGGGGTGGTGGTCGGCGCAACCGTGGGTGACGGGTCGGTCGAAGGAACGGTTACGGTCGAACCGGGAGGCGAGACCGGCACCGGCGGAACCACACAGGCCCCCAATACCAGGACGATCGTGCAAACAAGGGCGGGACGAAGATGCATGTACTCACCCCCTGGCCCTTGACGGGAAACATCAAGAGCCCGGGCCGAAGCCCGGGCTCTTGAACCGGCCGGGCCTCTCCCGGCATGGACCCGCCATCGGGCGGGGTTGCGGACCGCCGACCAGGCGGACCCGACTCAGGCGGTCACGGACCGAGTGCGCCGATCGTGCGGCTGCCGGGGGACCAGGGTCGAACCCGTGTAGACGGGTGAGGTTCCACCGAGCGTCACGATCGCCCGCACGTACTTGTGGTACGCACGGGCACTGATCTGACGGACGAGGCCCGTCTGCGTGCCGGACGTCTCGATCTGGCCGTAGGTGATCACACCAGAGGCGAAGGTCGAACTGTCCGAACCCTGGACCGTCACGTCCGCCGTCGGCGAGGTGCCGGAGACGGTCCCGAACGTCAAGACGAAGGCTACTTCGCCGGGACGGTCGAGCGTGACGATGGTGCCGTTCGTGGTGCCGGCGGCGTTCAGCGTCGCACCCGCAAGCAGGTTTGGCGCCAGACTGTCTTGAGCAAGTGTTCCAGGCATTGTGTCCTCCTCAGACTGCCGTGGTGCCGGTGAACCGGACGACCGAGTACTGGTTGAAGATGGCGATACCGGGGTACCACTCGATGCGGCCGAGGTGGCCGGGGGCGGCTTCCTGCTCGCCGAAGTCCTTCACTTCGAAGGACCCGCCGGCGCCCAGAAGGCCCGTGATGTCGTCATCGCCGAACTTGACGAAGTACGCCGAACACGTGTCGAGGACCGCATCGCCCGGATCCTCCGTGAACGGAAGTGCCGGGACGACGTTGCCGGACCCGTCCAGGGTGTTGCCGACGATCCGGATCGGGACGTCGTTCCAGGTCGTGACCTGACGACCGAACACGTCCGAGCCGACATCGATCAGCGAAACGCCCGTCACCGAAGTGCGGGCGGCCTTGGTGACCTGACGACGGAACGTGCGGTTCGCCAGAAGGGCCTCAGGGCCGCCCTGGTTCACGAACAGGTCCGCTGCTTCGTCGAGCTTGTCGAGGCTGACGGTGGCGCCGGTCACCGAGTTGGCGAACGTCTGGCCGAAGCCTTCGGCGATGAGGTTCTTCATGCCCTTGAAACCGTTGCCGGTCCCGTCGCCGTTGTAGAACTCGTAACCGAAACGCATGGCGTTCGCCTTCGAGATCTTGATCCACTGCTTGGCCTTGGCGGAGGCCTGGTCGGACGTGACCTTGAGCAGGAAGTTGTCGATAAACACTTCGCCACCGAGGATCGCAACGCCCCAGTAGCGCTCGGTGTCGGTACCGAACGACCGGCCGTAGGTGCTGTTGATCGCACGGAAGGCGACCGAGGCGACCGTATCTTCGGCCGTGTGCTTGTAGGCGTTGCCTGAGATCGTCATCCAGGGCAGCATCTCGATCTCAGGGGATTCCTGGATGATCGTCTCGATGACTCCGGACTTCTTCATCTCGCCGCCGCTCTTGGCGGCTTCGAGCAGGGTGAGAGACCCTGATGCCATGATGGCTCCTAGTTGTGAAGGGGGGTGTGGGGTTCAGCTAAGCGAACGCTGCCCGGATCTTCGAAGGACCGAAGAGTGTTGCATCTTCAGGCTTCGACACCGGGACGGCCGCCTGCTTCCCGATCGCACGAATGCGGTCGAGCGCTCCGGCCCCGTCGTTACCCTGGTCACCGACCAGCGACTTGACCATCGCATCGAGATCTGCCTTGTCGACCTTGTCGCCGAGCACCTCACGCAGGACAGCTTCACGCTGTGCCACCTTCGTCTGCTCGATCTCGGCCGCTTTGGCTTCGATCTCGTCGAGCTTCACTCCCTGGAGCTCCTCGGCGGTTACATGCTTGTAACCCTTCGCACTGATCAGATCCTTCGCCTGGTAGCTCGCCACTTGCGTGGCGAGGGTGGCGTTGGTTGCCAGTGCTGCCTCGAGCTTCTCCCGGAGGGAACCTCCGGACTCCTGTCCGGCCTCGGCCGCACCGTTGTCCATGTACTCCACGCCCCTTCAACTACGCTGCTCTGTCGGGCGGGGGAGCCCGAACAGCAGGTCTAAACCCACCCCCCAAGGGGCGTCCGACTAACGTGCAGTTTCGGGGAACCGACCTCCACTCAAGGGAAATTCAGTCACCGACCAGAAGTAAATTCAGTCACCGACCAGAAGTTTCGGGCGGGTGTGCTGCGAAACTCCTTCCCCGAACTAGAAGTTTCAGGCGAACGGGGACCGGAACCCGGCCTGCTCCAACTGGCCCTGGCGGTCCAGTTGCACGCCGAACTGGCCGGAACCCTTGCCCGCTGCGTCCTCACGGGCCAGGCCGGCCGTGAGACGGCCGGCCGCACCGGCGTTGCCCAACAGTGCGGCATCCTCGAAGTCGTCCTGGTCGAACTCGCCGCCGCCCGTGCGCTCGACGGCAGCGCCGTACACGCCACGCTGTTGGCCGTACTGGACGTACGCCTGCTGGGCTCGGGCCCGGTCCACGCCCGCCGAACGAATCTCAGCGATCCGCTCACGGGACGGCAGCGAAAGCCCGGCGTTCGATGCCGCAGCGCCGATCGCCGCATACTCGAACGTGGACAGCAGTTCCTGTAGGTTCAACTGGTTGTTGCCGGGCTGGCCGCCCGTGTACAGGGCGTCCATGATCGTCCGGGCGAACGTCGGGTCCGTGCGAAGGACCGTCTGCACGGCGGTCCCGGTCACCGCACCAGACGACTGAAGTCCGGTCAGGGTTCGGGACACACGCTCCAACCCGAGCTCGGTCGCCCGGGTGATCCAGGTCGTATAATCGAAGCTGGAGCTGGCGACCCGTGAGTTGTACTCGTTCACGAGTCGGTCGCCCCTGGCGCTGTCGACGGTCGCCTCATACAGGTCGTCGGTCGTCACCCGCAGGCCCGCATACACGTAGAAGGCGTCCTGGGTCGCCCGCCCGGACGACTGGAGCTGGCGATACACGTCCAGCCGATCCTTCAGTTCGTTCGGGTCCATCTCCGAATCGAAGAACCCGACCAGCGACCCTGGCGTCGTGTAGTCGGCCGCACGACCGTTCTGTGACAGTAGGGTGCGAAAGTCGGCCTCACGAGCCAGGTATTGAGCCTCGGTCATCCGGATCGAACCGTCCTGACGCCACAGGCCCGGGAACCGCTGGCGGTACTGCGGCGCCGCACGGAGCTGGGTGATGATCTCGGCCGACGAGGCCGAGGTGGCGATCAGGTTCTGGAAGAACTCGGGCGTGAGGCCGATCTGGTCGATCCAGGGGAACGCCGCCCGAGCCTCCGCCAGGAGGTTGGTGCCGCTGGTGATGGCGCCCGTAGCCGGAGCTGGGGCCGGTGGCGGTGTCGGTGTCGTCGGTGCATCCGGCGGCGGGGACACCCATCCGACCGAGGTGTTCGAGTTGGGTGCCGGCATCGACTACACCCCCCTCATTCGAAGCCGAGCCGGCGACCGGCCTCAGACATCGTTGAGAAGATCTCGTCACGGGCGTTGCGGGTCTGCAGCCATCCGGACGACTTCTTCAGGTCCTGCTCGAACTGCCATACGGGCGTGCCGGCCGTGAGGGCCGCCTGCACTTGGGTGTTCATGAGATCGCCCGGCCGTTCCATGATCCGTTCGTAGGCGGCCGTCCACTGGCCTGCGGCCGTGGACGTCTCCATCGTCGGGTCCTTCCACGGGTACAGAACGGCCGCCTGATCCTGGAAGATCTTCAACACGTCCGCCTCGGACATGGTCTTCTCGGCGATCTGGGTCGCCCAGTCCTGGAAGTTCGACGGAGGGAACTGCACGCCCCACCGGCGTGCCAGGTCCCGGACCCGCTGGGCCGTGTTCTCGACGTCGACCCCACGTGCCCGTTGGGCCTCGGCTTCGTCACGGACCTGACGGGAGTACGGCGACTCGCCATTGGTGACCGCAGCCGCCTTCACGGTGTCTTCGGTCCACGACCCGATCCCACGCTTGCCGGACGCCAGGTCCTCCAGGTAGTTCACGATCCGTGGGTCCGACGTCGACACGCTCTCGCCCGTGAACTGGAACCAGGTCTGCACCATGCGGGCGGCCATCTCGTCCCGGCGGCGAACCTTCTCACCTTCGGCAAGACCGTTCCATTCGAGTTCGCTGGTGGTCCTGTCCTGGTACCACTGCGTTCCTTGGAGCAGGTTCTGAAGCTCGGCTGGGGTCATGTCCGGGCGGCCCGCCAGTTGGGCGATGACCGCCAGTACGCCGGGGTCCGTGCGGGCCGGGTTGTTCTGGCCCATCACCTGGTTCAGGATCTGGTCCCAGAACGCACGGAACGTCGGGTGTTGGACCTCGAGCCCACGAAGCTCTTCGGCGTTACCGGCGTGGACCGTGCCGAACGAGGCCCACTCCTCGGCGGTCACCACGTTCTGGTTCAGGCCCGCCAGGTCGACCGAACCGTCGAACCACGTCACGTCATAGGAGATCTTCACCCCGCCGACATCGAAGACCGCAAACAGGGCGAGGCCGTTATTGTACAGGACTGCGTCGGAGGGGAGCCGGAACGGGCCGCCCGATGCTGATGCGGGCATGGCCCCTCCAGTTGCTGATGGCGTGTTGGTACCGGTGAACGCCGTGGCGCCGAGCATGCCCTGATTGCTGGCGTTCTGCACGGCAGTGCTCGCTGCCCCAGCGTTCGTGCCGTACATCGGGTCCCCGGCCGCATTGAACCCGCCGGCACCATCTCGCCACGGGGCGAGGCCGGCGTTCTGGAACAAGGCGAACGCCGCACGGGCGTTCGTGACCGGGTCCAACAACTGGGCCATCGACGTGATCCCAATCTCTCGCTGTAGGAACGAGAGATTGATGGCATTGATCTGAAACAGACCGAAGTCGCCGGTCGCACCGCCCGGGTTGTCGGTGCGGTGAGCGGACGGCTCGTACCTGGACTCACGGTGACCGATCGCCACCATGTTGACGAGGTCCTGATCACGGAACCCGGCACCGTACAGGAGTTGGGCGACCTGCTCGCCGGTCAGCGCCATCAGGTGTTGGCGTTCACGAGAGAGGCCGCCTGGGCGAGGCGCCCCATCCAAGTCGAATTATCGGTACCGGCACCGACGGCCGCAGCGCCGACAGCGGTCTGATATTGGCCGGTCCGCAGCCCGGAGCGGACCACGTTCGGGTCGGGGGCCCGTTCGCCGATGATTGACGCCGCACCCGCACGGAACTGGGCCTGGTACTCCTGCTCGCCCATGCCCGACGGCGTCTTGCCGTACAGGTCAGCGTACTGCGGGTCGGACTCGAGGCGCTTGCGGATCTGGGCTTCGGCGTCGATGTTCTGGTTGTCGGCCGCACCCGAGATCGCCCCACTCACGGCACCCACGAGCGCCGAGAGCTCCGATTCGGACGGATCGGAGGCGAACAGCGCCTTGTACATGTCCTTGGCACGCTGGCGGATCGCTTCCGGATCAGGCATGGTCCGGACCGATCCGGAGCTGCCGCCATTGGAGTCCGGGCGGTTCACGTCGAGGTCGGCCTCGCCGAGCGCTGCATAGCCCATCGAAGCGAGATGTTCGGGACTGAAACCAGAGTTGAGCATGATGGAACTCATGCGCTTCCGGTCGATCGGATCCAACTTGTCGATCGGGGTCGTCGAGAGCTTGAGGGCCAGCGGGCTACTGAAGATCGACACGAACGCCAGCAGATCGTTCTGCCCGTACGTATTCAGGCCCTGCTTGAACGTGAGGGCATCATTGCGGAGTTGGGCGATCTCCGACGCCGTGAGCTTGGCCTTCTGGCGCTGCTTGGCGAGCTCTTGTGCCGCCGCCGCAGCAACACCTCCGCCGAATCCGGTACCGGCACCGGCAACGCCGGCACGGGGCTCTAGGCCCTTGTCGGGCGTGACGTCAACGCCGACGTCGTACAGGCCACGGTTGGCGGCGATCGCCGCCATGATCTGCCACGCCGGGATCGGACTCCCGTTCCTGGCGTCACTGGACGCCTCGGTCAGGCCAACGGAGGCGGCGATCTGTGCGAACTTGAGGACGTCCTTCGAGTTGAAGTCCTTGCCGTACTGGTCCTTCATGGCAGCAAACTCGGCATCGGTGACCCGTACCGTGGCCTGTTGGCGGGTCCCGTTCGGGAGCACGGCGCCGGGCATGGTCCACTCGTACACGGTAATCGGCTCCTCGCCCGTGAAGGCGTAGTCGAGCACTTGGAGCACCATCGGGTCACGGGCCCTGGAGCCGCCGACACGACCCTTCAGTTCCTTGTAGTTCGTGACCGGTTGATCCGGGTAGAACTCGTTCCAGGCGGCGACCATCGCCGCCTGTTCGGCCGTGGACGGCGCCAGGCCGGCCGTCAGGGCAAGGATCGGTGCGGGCGTCGGCGTAAAGTCGGGTTCCGCCTCTTCGGCCGCTTGATCTATCGATCGCTGGACCTGGTCGGGCGTGAGGCCTCCGGCCTCTAAGGCGTCTCGTTGTGCCGCTTCAGTGTCACGGCGTGTTGCTTCGGTCGCACGGGCGTCGAAGACGTCTTCGAAAGCGATTAGCGTCCTCTCCCAATCTTCGCCGTCGGCCGTCGTCGCCGACATTGCCGAGGACAGACGGATCTGCTCCTCGACGAGCGTCAGACTCCTGTCGGGGATCTTGTCGATGTTGGCACGCAGCCAGGTAGACGCCTGGCTGTCTCCGAGCGTCTTCAGGTAGTCGACGATAACCTGCGGGTCGTCGGTGGGAGTGGGTGGGACGGGCCGAGGTGCCATGTCAGTACCCGACCAGTGTCGTGATCGGGCCGAGGTCCCTCTCGTAGAACTTCTTCCAGATCATCTCGAAGTCTCTGCTCTTGCGTGCCATCTCGACACCCACCCCCTGCATCCGGGAATAGAACTCGGGGTCGGCGTCCAGGATGTCGGTGACGCCCTGTTCTGCGAGTCGAGCCTTCTCGAGCTCGAGTAGTTCTTCGAACTGAACGAACAGTTCGTCACCTTTGGTGGCGGTCTCGGGACTGTACGTGACTGCCGCCACCCGGTACTTGCGTTCCTCCTCAAGCTCCACTCGACGCTGGGCGGACTTGAGACGGGACTCCCGCCATGCGGGCAACCTCGTCTCGAGCTCCAACTTCTTCTCCTGATACTGTCTGAGCAGGGGCTCCAGGCCGGGATCGTTGTACAGGTCGTAGAAAGAGGCTCCAGCCTGCTTCATCGCCCGGGTGACGCCCTCTTTGTACTGACCCCACTCGGCGTAACCCTCCGTGATCTCGGCACGTCGGGTCTTGTGGGACGGCGAGAACACCACGTTGCCCTGGTCCTTCAGGTCTCCGAGCATGTGGTGCACGTCGTTGAGGACCGGGATCGTGCGTCGGATCAGGGTCTCGAACTCGGACCTCTTGCCCGGTTCTGACGGGACGAACACGGCTTGCGGGGTGAATAGGTTCATCAAGAGACCCCGCTTCGAGGGGTCTCTTGCGGTCGGCCCGTCACCGATCAGGAAGTCCACCGCCGGGGCGTTGATCCCGCCCAGGCGGCCGGGCGACAACCCAAAGGCGAACAGGTTCAACTGTTGGAGCTTCTCGAGAACCGGCAGGTGGTCCTCGGCCCAGCCGTCCAGATCGTAGTTCTCGTCGAGCAACTGGTACGCCCGGACAGCGTCGTGCAGGAGGACCCCACGCATCATGTCGTCCGCCAGGAACTGTGCCGCATGGGTGACGGTCTTCTTCTGAAACGAGAACGGGAAGAACAGGAAGTTCGCCGACAGCTCGGCGGCGGACCTGCCCTGCGTGCCGTAGTGGTACATCTTCTGCACGGCCTCATACGCATCGGTCGGGTCCATGCCGTTCTGGCGCATGTGATAGAAGCTCGACGACATCCAGTTGGTCGGGTTGAACCCGAGGATGCCGAGCTCCTTGAACCATCGGTCGGTCGATTCGAGTTGGTCCGGCTGGAACATTCCCTTCGAAGCGGCACGCATCTCGTCCACGTTCCGCTGGAACGCACCCTCGCCGATCAGTTTGCGGAGCTTCTTCGGGCTCGAGTTGAACGGTATCGCCGTTCGGGTGCCGTCGGCGGCACGCATCGGACCGGCGATCTGGTTCAGGGCGAACGCCTCAGTGAACCTGGACAGGTCGAAGAACGGCGAGAGCTGGAACCGGAGCTTGTCCCGCATGGCCGCCACGTTGTCGGCCACATACCCGTACCGGGCCCACTTCGAGTAGTCCATCGCAGAGGCGGCCCTGCCGGCAGCCAGCCCGGCCACAGCCCCCACACCGACACCGATACCGGCACCCACCAGAGCGCCCTGGAGGAGGTCGCCACGTGACGGGTCCTCACCCATAGCACTGGTCGACTGGGCCGTAATCGCACCACCGGCAGCGCCGACCAGAGCGCCGGCGGCGCCGCCGTGCGTGAGGGCGCCCTTCAGCCTGGCGCCCTCGTCCGTGCCCGACAGGACGTGGAGGGCATCGAGGATCTGATTCTTGCTGCGGAGCTTCGCCTCGATGGCGTACAGGCCCTGATCGGACCAGTCCGCAAACCGGCCGGCCTTCAGGCCCTGCCACACGGCCGCAGCGTCGGACTCGGAGTACCCGAGAGACACCAACTTGGACGTGATCATCGACCGGTTCTTGCCGAGCCCGAGGTCCTGGAGCGAGCGGGGACTGTCGGCCTGACTGGCGGCCGTGGTGGCCTTCGTCAAGATCGACATGTGTGCCACGTCGTCCATGATCCGAGAGTTGGTTTCGATCGCTGGCGTCAGGACGTGGTCGTACAGGTCACGTGTGATCTCGGCGACCTCGGTCGAGTTCGGGTCCAGTTCCCTGCCCCGGGCCCGCCCGAGCTCACGGGCGATCCCGATCATCCGGTACCGCTGCACCTTGGCGGCGAGCACGGCCGGTTGCTTGCGTCCGAAGAAGTTCCCGAGAGTCATGGCATTCATGTGCCGTTCGTTGATGTCCGCAAACAGCCCGGTCTTGTTGAGTAGCTCGTCCGGCTGGAGGAAGTCCTGGCCGTACACGACCTTGTAGCCCTGGCCGTCCAGGTGCTCGACCATGTTCTTGAGGTCCGCCGCTTCGGCGGACCGGCCAGCGGCCTCCAGGTCGTCAATCAGACCCTTCACGTCCGCCTCGGCGGCCGTGTACTTGGCCTGTTCGTATAGGGCCTTACGCCGGCCCTCGAGGAGGTCACGGCCGCTCAGGACCTTACCGTCGGCGCCCGTCATCTTCTGGTCGATCTTGTAGATCTCCGACCATCGGGGATCGTTCGCCATGTCGGCCGAATAGCGGTGGATTCCCATCTCGAGTCCGTCATCGAGCGACATGCCCGAGTCCCTGACAACACGGTTCAAGCGCTGGAACAGGTTCACCTGTTCGCCCTTCGTGACGCCGGACGTGGCTAGAGCCTGCGCTAGTTCGGCGCCTGAATTGTTGCCGACACGGACCGTATCGATGACACGGTCGCCGGTCGGCGTCATGATCCTGGCGGCGTCACGCCAGTCGTCCATCATGCGAAGGGTCTCTTTGATCCGATGCGCCTGCTCGACGAACTGATGCTTGGTTACGGTGCCGGCCCGGGCGACCGTGAACCGTGACCGGTTCGGATCGATCTCACGAGCGTGCGGGTTGTGGTACCCGCCGGCGGTGCGCCACTTCTCGACGGGCACGCCGCCCGGCAGGAACAGGGTGTCATTGAGGCCCTGGGCCCAGTCCACCTTCGACGGGTCGATCGGATCGGCAAAGTCGTCCAGAACCTCAAGCTGGTTCAGGGCACGACCCGCCGACGATCTCGGGCCGACAAGACGGACGTTCTCGAGGATGCCCATGCCGATCGTCTGGCGGAGCGCCGAGGTGGAGGAAGTGAACTTACCCCAGTCCCCGAACGAATCGAGTGCGGTACTGATGTATTCACCCATTGCTGCGTATCGCTCGTCCGCCCCGGTCGTGCCGGCGCTACCGAGCACGTTTAGGGCCCGCTCCCCGAGGCCATCGATCGGTAGGTTCTCGGGCGACAGGAGCTGACGCATCGTCAGTGAGGCCTGCTCGTTGTGGAGTGCGATCGTCTCGGCGATCGTGGCCTCATCAAACCCGTCCATCGCCTGGTCGAACCGGCGACGGAGCCCACGACGGGAGGCGGACTCCATCGTGACGATCCCCCACACGACGTCGTCCTTCTTCGTGGTGGTCGGATCGAACACACGCAGTTGCGATGTCAGCTTGTTGCGGGCCAACCAGTACCGTAGTCGCCAGCCCTTCGAACCGGCAGCACCCGCCTGCTGGGACGCCGTGTGGTGGATCGCCGCCTGAAGGAGCGTGAAGTGCATGGCCGCACCGGCGCCCTCGACGTCGGTGCCCAGGTGGCCGGCGAACGCTGAGAGGAACCCCTTGCTCGCCATGTTCGCACGGAACGGCTCCCACGCCTCCGGACCGAGGTTGCGTTCAAGCGCCGTGGCGAACAGGGCCGTAGCACGCTGGTCCTGCCCGATCGGCGTGTACGACGTCAGCTTCAAGAAGGCCCCGACCTCGCCCACCGTCTTCGACAGGATCGGCACGCCCCTGCCCTGCAGGTTCAGGCCGCCGGCGGCCGATAGGGCGGAACCTATCTTCGGGGCAGCAAGGCCCACCCCGCCGCCGATGGCGGCACCTTCGAACACTTCCGGCAGATCGCCCTCGGCGGCGCCGGCCCCGGCACCGACAACCGCACCAACAGCCGCACGGCCCCCGGCCGTACCGAACAACTTGAACGTGCCCCGAACGAGGTCTTGTCCGCCACGGACAAACGTGCCCGGTTCGAACATGGCGTACGGAGTGAACAGCACCTCTCCGAACGTCTGAACGCCGACATTCCTGAACGCCCGGTCACCGAGGCGGGCACCGGGCTCGGTGTCGCCGAGGGACTTCCCAGCGTACGACGGGAGCAGGTCCTCAACTTGCGACGTGAACCCGAGACGCATGCCGGTCTGTACGCCACGTCGGGCGGTCACCACCGACGGGAGCGCACGCCAGGCGGCCATCGAATCGCCGACGGCACTGGCGACAGTACCGCCCTTCTGGAGTCGGCCCGCCAGCATTGAGCCCCGAGCGAGACCCTGGGCGGCCTCGAAGGCCGCTTCGCCGGTGTTGAGGGCCGGGAAGATCCGGTTGATCAGAGCTCCAGCCTTCGGGACCCGGTACAGGGCGTTGGCGGCCCGGAACGACTGCACGGCCTGTCCGGCCTTGAGGCCGGTCACGCCGAGGCGGGCGAAGTTCACGCCGGCACCGACGCCCGAGAACAGTAGGGCCATGTTCAGGATCGGTACCGCTATGTCGTCGATCGGGCCCGTAAGTGCGTCAAACAGGTTCTTACCGAAGTCGAGGACGCCATCCGAGTCTCCGACCTTGCGCCACTTGTCGCCCCAGGACGACCACTCCTTATCGATCTGGCCGGCATCCCACCATAGGTCCAGGTCGACCGCCGCACGGAGCAGCCCGGAGGGGCTGGTCCAGTCGTTGAGGAGCTTCAGGACCCCGTTCTCGCCGCCGATCGGCATGGCCCCGAACCTGTCCCCACGCATCCGGGAGTCGTACTCCTCGTACGCCAGGTCCTTACGGAGACCGCTTAATTCGGGGGACCAAGTCCCGTCGATCGTGGCTCCGGCGGGGGCCTCGAGCTGACCTCGTTCGATCGCCTGCATCTTCCAGCGCTGGACCGCATCACCCGCCAGTACCTCGGACCGAGGGCGACCACGAAGGCTCGAGATTAGGTCTGTGGCGTTCTCGAACGAGGAACGTTCGATCTCGGTGGCCGGGCGGATCGAGCCGCCGAGATTGAACCGGGGGATCACGGGCACGGGTGGAGCCGGGTCCTCGTCGTTCTCGCCGTGGACGTCACGATCGATGCCGGCCAGGAACGAGGACAGGTTCCCGGACCCGATGGAAGGGTTGCCCGCCAGGTCTAGTCGAACCTCGTCTGGGAGGGCCGGGAGCCGCCACGAACGCTCGACCTGACGGATCGAGCGGAGGTTCGTGTCGATCGACGAGGCGTCCAGTCCGAGCCCTGGCCCCAGGACCGGGGCGTCGTCAAGGATGGGATCGGACGACAGCATCGACATGATGCCTTCACCCCCGGTCGGTGGGGCTCACTTTCGTTACGAGCTCGAAACCACTCGTTGGGCGACACGCAGCGTCATCGCCGACGGCCGGCACGCCTCAAGACCTCATAGAACAGGACCGAGAGCACGATGTAGATCCAGGCGCCCCTGTCGAGGAACGTGTCCGCCAGGTACGCAAGACGTTCACTCACGAGTTGAGTTCGGCCTCGAAGCGGGCCATGAACTCCGGGTGCGTGTTGGCCCGGGCCTCGAACACGATCCCGTTGTCACCGTGGACCGGTCGGCGGTGGTCCATCCTGCCGTTCAAGATCTGGGTCGGTATCCCGTCCGGGAAGGCCGCACACATCGGCTCGTCGGCATCGTTGTTGTCCTTCCAGTGGACGCAGTGGTAGCAGAGACCCTCACCGCCCCTCATTGGGCGCTCCAGGTCTTACGCCACTTCGTGTTCTCGGCGAACTGGTCCATGACCGTACGATACACCAACAGGGGCACGCTGCGTGGAGTGTCGGCGAAGATCGCCTCGGCGAGCGACTCTGCCACGAACTCCTGGACGTTGCGGGCACCATACCCGGACACCTTGCGGGTCTGAGCTTCGACGTCGCCGATCGACCTCTTGATCTTCTGGAGGACGTCCGTTTCGTGCTTGGCGGCGTCCTTGAGGGACCAGAACGACATCTTCAGCGCCGCATGGATCGCATGGCCGTACTCGTGGGCGAGCACGGCGCCGGCGGTCGGCGGCAGGTTCGGGGACATCCAGTTCGACTCGATGTCGTGCAGTCGTTGTGTTCGGACCTGTTCGGGCGAGCCGAACGACCGAGTCGAGAACTGGATCTGAGACCCCCTGGCCGGGTCGTGGACGTAGGCGGCGTACCAGGTCGGGTCCAGGTCTGTGGCCATGCCGAGACTGGAGAGGCCCGCCATCGTCAGTAGTTGCTCGTGGTCCCGCATGACCCGGTCCGTGACCGCATCGAACTCGTCAAGGAACCCCGGATCGATCCGCATGACCTTGCCGTTCCCGGCCCTCCAGGCCGGGTCGAAGTTGATCCCGTACTTGGACCGCCAGTCCGGTAGCGGTGAAGATGACCGGCGGAGCTCGGGCACCTGGTCGCCGAACACGGTCGTCATAAACCCTCGCTTCAACTTCGGTTCGACGAACTCGGCACGCACCGCACTAGTGCCGACGTTCGTTCGCAAAGTGGCCGGATCGATGCCGAGCTGTCCCAGCACGTTGGCGACCTCGGCCGGGCCGGTCAGGTCCGTTCGGTCGGCGGCGAGCAGCAGCCCTCCGTCACGCACGGTGGCGACTATCTCACCCTGGGGGGCGATCTCACTCCAGGTGGGGACGATCTCGGGCAACCGGCCGGACAGGTTGAACACGACGTAGTCGGGGCCCTTGCCGGCCAGGCGGGACTTCGTCACATCGGCCGACAGACGGGCCCCGGCGGGTCCACGGACGTGGACCGATCCACCGACCAGCAGGGAGCCGTCCGGCCTGGCGACCGTCTCGACTCGACTGCGGAGCTTGCGTCCGTCCGGATTCGCCTTCGGAAGACCGTCGGCGTCCGCTCTTGGGACCCACACATTGAACCCGTTCGGGGACTGGAACTCAGGATCGGCCGTTCGTACCAGCATCGTGTTCGTCCCGTCCGTAAACACGTGCTCACGGGCACGCACGTACCCGGCCGGGACCACACCACGGGAGTACACGCCGGTCACGGTGGCGCCCGGAACCTCCCGTAGGGCATCGAGGGTGGGGGCGACCTGGGACGGGTCCTTCAGGCGGACGGCGATCGTGCGGGCCCGGCGGTTCGAACGGGACAGCACCCGCTCGGCCGGGATTCGGTCCGAGTCGAAGTCGAGCCCGGTGAGGGTCCAGGTCACCTCACGACCCCGCACGGTCGTCGCCGAGCCGGGCGTGGTGTCGAGGTCGACACCGAAGCGAACACCGTCGGCCGGCACTACCGTGCCGTCCGTGTAGAACAGCCCGCCCGGGGCCGCAATCGATTCCTGATTGTAGCGCTTGCCGACCTCGAGCGCCTCCGCCGGGGTGATTCCGAACACGAGGACCGATCTGTTGCGGACGCCCTCGTAGGCGCCCTCCTGTACGATCGGGTCGTAACCGGTGGCCCGAAACTCGGCCACCAACTGCTTCCAGGACCCGCCACCGGTTCCGTCGGGCCTCGGTGCGGCCTCGATCGAGGCCCAGTCGTGGGTCACGAGTGGTGACCGATCCGGATCATCGAATAGGGCCGGGTCGAGATCACGGGCCCGGAGCCGTTCGGCGGAACGGTTACCACGGCGCAGTACGTTCGCCTGCTTCGGGTCCTGAATGGACCCGAGCACAGCGATGCCGGCCGGGAGGGGGCCGTCCGGGACCTCGATCATCACGTGATCGAACGGGGACATCGCAGGGTGTCCGTCGGGCCACGCAGCGGAGTTCCAGGTCTCGACCCGATGACCCGACATCGAGGACTCCAAACGCCCGAACAGGGACTCGACATCGTCAACCTTGTTCGCACGGCCGGCGCCGTACATGGCGGCACCGTCCGCTCGCAACACGGCCGGATACAGGTGACGGAACTGGGCCTCGGTGGCGCTGTCGTTCGGACCGATCACGCCCAGCTTGCTGTCTGGGGTCGTGTACAGGGACCGGCCTTCGGTGCCTTCGACCAGCATGATCCGGTCCGGCACCGCCCTCATCGCCTCGGTGACGCCCGTTCCAAGATCGCCCCGGAGCGCACGGAACACTCTGTTCGGGGTTCCGTCCGCTTCCGGCAGCATGAACGGATCGGCCTGGGTCCACACCTGGGCCCGGCCGGGCTTGTGGGCCTCCTTCAGGGTCTTCCATGTCTCCCAGACGACGCCCTGAATCTCGTTCGGTGGGACCCCGACCTCATCCGCCAGTTCACGGAGCGTGTCAGCGATCAGGTCGTAGTTCGAATCGCCGAGGTCGAACGACTCGAGTAGCTTGAAGTCCGACGACGTGGCGAGGCCCAAGAACACGTCATGCATGTGGCGGTCGACCGTGATCGGACCCGAATCGGACGGGTCCTTCAGGTTCAGGTGGAAGTTCTTCTGCTTCCGGCCGGACGTCGACAGAAGTACGGCGGCCGGACTCTCCGACGCCAACCGGAGGACCTTCTTGTAGGTGTCCTCGGTGAGCTGGTTGCCCCGCTTGGCGGACGTGTGAAGCGCCCCGAACAGTGCCTGGTGTTGGGTGGCACGGGCGCCCACGTACGTGCGTCGGCCGGTCTTGGCGGCACCGTCGGTCCAGGTCCCGTCACGGAGCCAGTCCTGGAAGTCCGGGTCAAGCACCGCCGGGTCGTTCGAGCGCCGTAGGGCCGACACGGCCAGAGCGATGTTGCCTTCCCACTGCTGAGCTTCGGACGTTAGCGACACCGCCGCCGTCAGGACGTCCCTGTCGACCCAGGGCACGTCTCCCATGTCGTCGAGGGCGGTCTTGATCTCCTGGTTCGCCTGGGCGTACCATCCGGACCCACGTGTGAGGGGTCGGGGCAGTACGCCCGGGGTCGCCTGTTCACGAACGCCCAGGTCGTACAGGCGCTTCATGAACTCCTTGCCACGAGGGGCGAGCGGACGTAGATTCAGTGCCTTGATCCGAGCCGAGCGGACCTGGGGGTCCAGGAGGGCCTGCTCGGGGTCGGCGTCGGAGAGCTTCACCTTCAGGACCACGTTGTCGGGCGTGAAGTCGATCCCGGTCACCCTGGCGGTCATATCGAACGACATGTCCGGTTCGACAATGTCGGAAGTGGCCCGACCGAACCTGGCCAGGTACTCGACGAACTTGGCGCCCCGTTCCGATTGGGGGTCCAGGTCACCGGACCGGAACCGTTCCCACAGGCCCCTGAACTCGTCGTTACCTGGACCGCCCGCCTTGATGATCTTGCCGTCGAACGCCGTGTCGAGCTTGGCGAGGTCGAGTTGCGCCGCACCGAAGCGACCCTCGGGCGGCAGGTCCTGCAACGAGTCGGCATAGATCCGAACGGACGTGGCCGAACGGGCCCGGCGGACCGGGTCGGCCGTCAGGATCGGATGACCGAGACGCCGGGTCAGCTCGTCTTCGTCGGCCGAGCCGAGCACGTCGGCGGTACGGGGTCGAATCCCGGGGTGCTGGCGAACCACGGCAGCACCCTCCGGGGAATCGGGGGCGTACCTCGGTCTGAGTCCGATGTCGCCCTGAGCGGGCGACCAGCGGGACACGGCCGGCTGTGGGGCCATCTGGCGCTCGATCTTGCGGGTGGCGCCCCACCTGTGCGCCCCGATCGCACCGACACCGCCGGCAGCGATCAGGCCGGCCGTGAACAGCTTCGTTGAAGACCCCACGTCCGACGTCAAGATCTCGTCGAGTTGATCGACCCCGCCGAGAACGCTGTTCTTGGCGATGTCGCCGGCGGTGTTCACCAGGTCGCCGAACGAGAACCCCGCCCCTCGCCGGTCGGTCGTTGGGGTTAGGAAGTCGAACGCCTTACCCGCAGCGTTCCCGATCGAGTCGAGAATGTCGCTCACTGGGTCGAGCCGGCGATCAAGTGCTTCATCACCGTTTCGGCCCAATCACGTGTGGCGGCAGATGTGTTCGGGTCCGACACGAGCGCATCCAGGATCGCCAGGTTCCGCTGCCTGGACGTCGACGCACCGGAGACCGGATTCACGGGTGCGGTCGCCAGGGGTGTCGACGCCGGAACGTTCGGGCGGGTGGTCGGACCCATCAGTGACGGGGGGAGCCCGCCCGAGGCCGAGGCGGGAGGGCCAGGCGATGGGGTCGGCATCGGTGGCGGGCTGGACGGGCCGGGCCCCTGAGGTGCTGCCGGCGGGGGCGGCAATTGGGCCTTCAGGCGGTCGAGGGCTGCGCCCTCGCCGTACGTCCCCGAACCGGGCTTGCCGATCCCGGCGGGGCTGGGTTGCTTGGCGATATCGGGATTGTCCATCTCGGTGGACACCCCCGGTCAAGCGAGCGCCGGGCTACAGAATGCGGGTCAACCGGCCGACAGTTTGCGGAGCGATCAGCCCACCGTTTGAGTCCCCAGGAACCCTCCGCCGGGACCGCCGACCGGGATCGAGTTACGGGCGATCGTGGACGTCTCCTGCGGAGGTCCGCCACCACCCAGCATGCCCGCCAACAGGTCGGCACCACCGGGGGCGGCCGGCGGTGGCATCCCGCCGCCGGGGGGCATGGCGTTCGGGTCCGTCATCCCTGGCATCAGGGGCGCACCACCCATCCCGGGCTGGATCATCTGCGCTGCCTGTTCCTCGGCCGGCTTCACGATGAACTTCTCGAACAGTTCGAAGATGTCGGCTCCGGTCGAACGTGCCCGTGCGATGGCGATCAGGGCCGTCTGTGGGATCGTCTTCTCCTGTAGGCCCTGCAACAGTTGGGCCATCGCCATGTCACGGAACTGCTCGATGTCGATCCGTTCACGCTCACGGGCCACGTCCGTCAGGCCCTCGAAGTTCTCCTGCACGTACTCCTTCGAGAACAGACCGGTCTGCATTCCCTGGATGCCCAGCACCATCGTCTGGGCCGGGTCACGCCCGAGACCGATCCCGTAGTCGACCCGGATCTTGGCCTCCAGGTCGATGTCGGTCTTCTTGCGGGTCTCGAGAAACTGCTGGTTCCGCAGCACTCCCGACACGGTCCGCTCGGCACCAAGCTCGACGTCGGTCTTAAAGGCGATCCGTAGGGCCTGCTCCAGGGCACGCTTCATGACCAGATGCATGGTGCGGATCACCGTGTTCATCATGCCCGCAGTAGCCTCGACGAACTTCGCCGAAGCGATCGCCTGATCGATCTCGCCCGGACGGGTCTTCGGCCAGCGGCCACCGACGTGGATGTTCGTGATCAACTGGTCGAGCTCCTGGGACACCTGGAGCGAAGACACGGCCGGCTGGACACGACCGATGGCGCCCGTCGGGCCGAGCTGGATCACGGCGCCACCGCCGTACGGCATCTGGCCGACCAGATCCTTCACCCAGATGTCCGAATAGACCGCCTGATCCGAGTAGTCCAACACCATCGCCATCAAGCGCACGTGCGCCTGCAGCACGCCGACGACCTGATCGAACTGACCTCGAGGCTCGGAGTCGAGGGTCGGGCGCTGGCCGATCACGACCGGACAGATGCGCCCGGCGGTCGGGGTCTGTTCGAGGATCACCGGGCAGTACTGGTCGGACGGCTTCAGGGCCTGACTGTTCGACGTGTACACGGCCGCCATCGTGATGCAGTCCTCTTCGTACACCTCGAGGATCGACACCTTCGAATCGTGGAACTGCACGTCGTTCAGGGACTTGCCGTACTTGAGGTAGATCGCCTCACGGACCTTGTCCCGGTGTTCTGGGGGCAACTGACGGACGTACATGTCCCGGGCGAACATGGCAGTACGAACCGAATCCATCGTCGAGAACCCGGTCTCCGGATAGCAGGTCCTCGGGTCACGCCACTCGATCACGGGAGCGCCGGACTCCCGGTCGAAGTTGACGACCCACACGAAGTACCCGAACGCCGCCAGGTCGAGCAGGCTCTTGATCTCCAACATCTCGATCTGCGACATGTCCAGGTACGAGATGGCGATCCGCTCCATAGCGTTCGCCATCTTCTTCTTCGACTCGGACCCGCCGGACGGGACCACCCGGACGGTCGGGACCAGAGAAGCGGCCTCGGCCGTGTCCTCCAGGGCGACCTGGATCATGTTCGGGGACCGGTTCTCGAGAGCATCGTCGGCCGGGCCGGTGACGGACCAGTCGCCGGCGACCACTGCGTTCATCAACAGGGTTCGCTCGTCCCGTAGGGTCCATCTGGCCCGGAACGCAGTGAACAGGGATGGGATCTCCTCGGCGGTGATCATGCGGGCACCAGCGGCCGTTCAGCGATCAGCTTCGCCTGCGCCAACAGGAGCTCCTCGTACTTCGAGGGCGGGCGGCCCTCACGGATCTCGAAGGCCGCATCACGGATCAGGTCGTCGGTCGCCGTTTCCGACATCACGAAGTAGACCGGCCGGTCACCGATGTAGGTCCCGGACACCATCTCGTCGGCGGACTTGGCCGACAGGGCGGCCTCGAAGGATTCGAACGTCACTGGCATCACCGTCACCCCCGGTCAGTACACCTTCACGGTGCCGCCAACGTTCACGAGCTGGTGGATCTCAGGCTCCTGGACCCCCATGAAGGCGGGCCGGCCGATCGTCGGGCCGAGCTCGGGTACCGTCAGGGCCTTGCCGGCCGAGAAGTCGAACACCCTCCTCTTCGAACGGAGCCGTTCCGGGAGGCGGACACGAGGATCGAACATCGGGGCGACGGAACGCTGCTGGAGCTCACGGCACCCGAGTTCGGCGAACCAGGTCGCCATCACCAGGTCCGATGTCCGACCCATCGGGAACGCAGCGAGCTGCTCCTCCCACACACGGAGCCGGTTCCTGGACCCGAGATCTCCGGCCGGAGTCGAGATCTGGTGGTTGTAGAAGAGCGGGGCCATCGATTCCACCCCGAAGTTGGCGTCCCACTTGTTGTGCCCGGTCGTGATGTGCGGAACGACCCGCACGCCCTTGTTCGTGAGGTGGGATAGGATCTCCTGGTTGTACTGGACGAGCTGGGACTGGAGTCCGTTCGACTCGACCCGGAGCTCACGTAGGGTCGGGTACCGGTCCGCCCAGTCGAAGATCTGGTCACGGAGCTGCGGGGCCTTCAACTGCTTGGCGTTCACGTAGTCGACCAGGTAACGCCTGCCGTCCCGGAGGTCCACGGCGAGCAGGACGAGCGCCGTGTACCCGGCCTGGCTGCCGGCACCGGCCGGATCGAGACCGGCGACCAGCGCCCAGTTCGAATCGTACGTGCCGAACGAGCGGTCGTGGTCCCGGCACGACTCTACCACTTCTGGTGGAAATGAGGCCCCGAACCCGGGGGTATCGACATTCTGGTACACGAGCTGCCACTGATCGCTCGTCATGGATTGGCGCTGCAGGTCGGCTGCAGCGTACGGGAAGTGCTCGGGCCATAGGGTCGCCTTGTTGTCTTCGTCCATGATGCACGGGTACCGGATGGTTTCGAACGCCGGCAGGGTCTGGAGATGGCTGTAGATGTCGCCGGCCGAGACCCGGGTCCCGATGAAGATCAGCCGCCCGGACTTGCCGACTCGTGAGGCCGCCTCCTGGGTGGCCCAGGTGAGCATCTCGATCACCCGTTCGGCGTTGCGCTGGTTCTCGAGGTCGGCGATGTCGTCGAACACGATCCGGTCCGCACGGACACCGTAGATGTGGCCGCCGACACCGAGACAACTGACGGACGGGTCCTTCTCCGAGGACCTTCGGCCGGCCACGTAGATCTGCTGGCGGTTCCATTGAGAGCCGGTGTCCTGGAACGGGCCCCAGTCCTCGATCAGACTCCTGTCGGCGCCGACGTACAGGCCCGGGTCCGTCAGTTGCTTGACGATCGAGTACAGGAACCGTTCGGCGAGGCGTTGGGACTTGGATACGATCAGGGTCCGGCTGTTCGGGTCACGGCAGAGCTCGTACACGGTCGACTGGACGGTCCCTACCGTCGACTTGGCGTGATAGGGGGGGACGTTCACGAGCAGCCGTTTCGTGGTGGCGTTCGTGATCTTGTCCATCATCTCCAGATGGAAGAACGGGAGCTCGTGATGGACCCCGCAGTCCGGGCACGCCAGGTTCCCGAAGTAGGTCCGAGCGAACTCCGTGAACGGGGGGACCCGGCGGGCCTCGTTGGCGACCAGGAGCGGCCGGACGACCGGCGATGCCGGATCGTCCGTGGGTGTCGGTTCGGCGGCCAAGCGTTCCTCGAGGGCGACACGGGACCGTTCGGCCATCTCCGCCAGGCGTTCCCTGCCGATCTTCACGTTCTCGTTGAGGCGTGGCCTGGACACGCCGGTCTTACGTGCGGCCTCGGACTGGTTGAAGTCGCCCGACAGGACCAGATCGACAGCGGCCTTCATCCGGTTCGGTGGTGACAGGGGCCTGTACTTCGGCTCCATGTGGGACTGGGACTTCGGCTTAGGCTTCCACGGCTTCGCTGGCATCGTGCCCACACCCCCGTCCGGGCCGGAACGGAAGGTGCCCCGGATCTGGAGCGGGGAGGGGTGCCGAGCGAGGCCGACAGGCCGAGCGAGGCGGGGAGGGGTGCGGCCCGGGGCCAGGGATCGGAAACAAAAAAACCGAAACGGCCTAACATGCGAGCAACCTGGAGGCCGACAGGCCGGAAGGTTGCGAGCGGCCGGGGCCGGCAGCAGATCCCAGGTTTCTCGGCAAGACAACGGCCGACCCTGTAGGGGTCGGCCAGCAGGTACAGTACCGGTTGGGTACTGGTCTCAGTGATCAGATGGGCCGAACCCTGTAGGGGTTCGGCCCGCTGTCTGATCTGGCATCAGGCCAGAGCCGAACCTTGGAGGTTCGGCAACCTACAGAGGAAGAGGGTCTACCAACACTCCCCGACGGCCGAAACGGGGTACAAACGTCGGTCATGGCCATCTACCAGCAGGGGGCCACAGACCGTGACGGGTGCCCCACAGACCGTCGGACAAAAAGTTACACAAAAGTTACACAGCCAGCCGGCCGGGCACGCACCATCGAATACCGGATGTATTCGATCCAGTCCCGAACCGGCCAGGCACGGGCCACCACCCAGGACCGGCCGGCGGCCGGAACACCCCGTACCGGCCCAACAGGACAACGGACCGACAGTCAACACCCCAGGTCACGGCGGTCCGCCAAACAGACGGAACCCCAGGTCACAGCGTTGAATCAGGGCTGGGAATTACCGATAAGGCGGGGTGTTCTCCAGCAATATGAGGGCCCTTCTATCTATCTGGGTCGGCCGAGTTTATGCACCCCGGGTCGGGCCCTTCGGCTGCTGGTGCTTGACCCCCCGCACCCCCTTCGACCTGGTACGTTGCGTTGATCGTAGGGGTTGCCTGCTCACGGGCGGCGTGCTGGCCCGGGAGCAGGGCCGGGGGCACTCACAGTGATGGTCGACGAGGGTCGATGGCCGGGCTCGACAGATAGTTGCGGGCCGCAATAGTTGCGCTGCGCAACTATCTTGCCCTCCGATTGGGTGACGATGACCAACGATGATCGGATCGGCTGTCGATGACCGGAGCCGCTGGACCGGAGCCGCTGGCGATGGGGGCTCGGGTGTCAGGGTGTGGTTCGAATCTCCCTGTCGAAGGCTGCTGCCGACGGTTCGTTCATGTCGGCCCTGGTCCCGGGCGTTGTTTGGGAAATGTCTTGACTCGGTCATCGACCGGTGCTTGACTGGTCCACATG